AAGTTTTAATTCAATTATATCTAACTCCTGGATCTACTCAAAATGGAGACACTATAAATTTTTACTACGAGAATAGAATACAAGATGCAGGTGACTATACTAATGCAGCAAACGTTCCTTTTAGATTCGTTCCTTGCATGGTTGCAGGTTTAGCTTATTATTTAGCAATGAAATACGCAGCACCAAGAATACAAGAATTAAAATTAATTTATGAAGATGAATTGGCAAGAGCTCTAGAGGACGATGGTTCTTCAAGTAGTGCTTTCCTTTCACCTAAAACTTATTATCCAAGTATGTAATTATGGGAAACACAGCAAGAGGAAAACATGCATTATTTATTTCAGATCGAAGTGGTCTGCAATTCCCCTATACTGAAATGGTTAGAGAATGGAATGGATCTAGAGTCCATACTTCTGAATATGAACCTAAACAACCTCAATTAGAACCAAAACCTTTTACAGCTGATCCTCAAGGATTAATGCATCCAAGACCGGCAGCAATTCAATTACCTACTACAGATTTTTTACCACAAAACCCTTTTACAATAACAGCAAGCTTAACACAGGTTTCTGTTTCTTTTCCAAATAGTAATTATTCAAATGGAGATTATGTAAGATTTCAAAGAATTTCTGCACCTATTGGAGGAGTGCCTATTACAACTTTAGAACTTGAAACTACTTTAAATGGAAATATTACAGCTACAGATAATTCAATAACTTTAACAAATTCATCAGCCTTACCTTTACAAGGATATATTATGATTGAAAAAATTGATTCAGTTACCGGTCTTTATGCAAATGAAGTAATTTACTATAATGGTAATTCAGGAAATGTTTTATCTAATTGTGTAAGAGGAACAAACGCACCTTTTAGAGGATTGGTGCCTGTAAATACAACAGCCGTTAGTCACGATTCGGGAGCCAAAGTTTTTGGGGCTTACTTAATTACTTTAGTACCTACGACTGTACTTTCTACAGGACAACCTTCTTCATTTACGGTATACAATAGTTTTACGTTTAATTTAATTAGTGCTGCATCAAGCAGTGAAATAGGAGGCGGGTTACAAACTTTAAGTGGACCTGTAAATAATAAATAATGACATACGCAGAATTATTACAAAAAATTAGAGACTACACAGAAGTTGATTCTAATGTTCTAACAGACAGTATTCTTAATGGTATAATTGAAAATGTTGAATTTAAAATTTTAAGAGAGGTAGACTCAGATAATAACAGAAGATATGCAACAGCTAATTTGATTACTTCTGATAGGTTTATTAATAGACCCGCTGGTCTTCTAATTGTAAGGTCTGCTCAAATAGTAGATTCTAATGGAAGTTCAGAACCTGAAAATAGAGAATTTTTACAGTTCAGAGATACTAGTTTTATGTCGGAATTTAACCCTACAGGAGCAACAGGAGTACCTAAATATTACAGTATGTGGGACGAAGAAAAAATTGTAGTAGCACCTACGCCAGACGCTACTTATGAAATTCAGTTAAACTATATCTTGAAAGACCCTGGTTTATCTGCTACAAATACAACTACATATTTGAGTTTAAATTTTCCCGATGGACTTTTATATGCGTGCCTCGCAGAGGCTTATGGGTTTTTAAAAGGACCCGTTGACATGCTTCAATTATATGATAAAAAATATGGAGAGGCCGCTCAAAGATTTTCGATTGAACAAATGGGAAGACGAAGACGGGATGAATATCAAGCAGGTGTTCCTCGAATAGGAAAACAATAGGAGATTAATTATGGCTATAACACAAGCGATTGCAAATGCATTCAAGAAACAATTACTAGAAGGAGATCAAAATTTTTCTTCATCTAGTGGAGACAAGTTTAAGCTAGCTCTTTATACTTCTTCAGCAACTCTAAACTCAACTACAACTGCGTACTCTACTAACCCAGGTGGTGGAGGTAATACTGAAGTTACTAACACAGGTACTTACGCAGCCGGCGGTGATCCATTAGCAGGTCAAAATACTTCAATTGCTTCAGGTGTTGCAATTGTTGATTTTGCAGATTTATCATTTACTGGTGTAACGTTGACAGCTAGAGGAGCATTAATTTATAACACATCTTCTGCAGTTACAAATGCAGCAGTTGCAGTTTTAGATTTTGGAGCAGATAAAACAGCTACATCAGGAACTTTCACAGTACAGTTTCCAGCATTTACTACAGCAGCAGCTATATTAAGAATCTCTGGCTAACTACTAACTAGGAGGTTTAAATGGCATTAGTCGTAAATGATAGAGTCAAAGAGACTTCTACCACTACTGGTACAGGTACTTTTACTCTTGCAGGAGCAGTATTAGGTTTTGAAACTTTTTCATCAGCAATTGGAAATACAAACACAACTTATTATTCAATTGTAAATGAAGATGGAGAATTTGAAGTAGGACTTGGAACTGTAGCAGCTGGCACTTTAGCTAGAACTACAATTATATCATCATCTAATAGTGATTCTGCAGTAAATTTTTCTTCAGGTACTAAAGATGTTTTCTGTACCCTTCCTGCATCTAAAGCAGTCATACTAGATTCAAGTGACAACATTGTTGCAAACAATGGAAGTAACTTAACAGCATTAAACGCAACACAATTAACTTCAGGAACAATACCTGACGCAAGATTTCCAGCAACATTACCAGCAGCAAATGGTTCAGCATTAACAGATTTAAACGCAACAGTATTAACAACTGGAACTGTAGCTAACGCAAGACTAGATGCACAATTACAAGATGTAGCTGGATTAGCTACAACAGCAGGTAAAATTATTCAAGGTGATGGATCGAATTTTGCTTTATCAGCTTACACATTACCTACATCAGACGGATCTCCTGCTCAGGTTTTAACTACAGACGGCTCTGGAGCAGTTACTTTTGCTACACCAACAGTTGGTGATATAACTGCAGTTACTGCAGGTACCGGTATGACAGGAGGTGGAGCTTCTGGAGACGTTACTTTAAATGTTATAGGTGGAACTGGTATTACAGCAAATGCAAATGATATAGCTATTGACAGTACAGTAGCTACGTTAACAGGAAGTCAAACTTTAACTAATAAATCTATTGTAGCAACTCAGCTTACAGGAACAGTTCCAACTGCAAGACTAGGAACAGGAACAGCTTCATCAACAACTTTTTTAGCAGGCGACCAAACTTATAAAACTATTACGGCTGACATTACAGGTGTTACAGCAGGTAGTGGTTTAACAGGTGGTGGAACAACCGGTGATGTAACACTAAACGTTGGAGCAGGAACTGGTATAGATGTTGCAGCAGATGCTATTTCTGTTGATGTATCAGACTTTATGACTAATGGTTCTAACAACAGAATTGTTACTGCAACTGGTACAGACGCACAAAATGCAGAAGCGAACATGACTTTTGATGGTTCTACTTTAACTGTAACTGGTGATGTAGTTCCAGGAACTAATGATACTTATGATTTAGGAGCTGTAAGTAATGTTTGGCAAAACATCTACACAGGTGATTTACATTTATCTAATGAAGCAAAAAAAGAAGGTAATGAAGTTGATGGCACAAAAGGTAACTGGACTATTCAAGAGGGTGCTGAAGATCTTTACATACTAAATAATAAATCTGGTAAAAAATATAAGTTTAAGCTAGAGGAAATTTAAAAAGTCATGGCTTTTGGAATAACAGCTTTTGCAGAAAGTCCTTTTGCTGCAACTGGATCACAAAGTATTGCTGTTCAAGTAACAGGTCAAGAACTTACTATAGCAGAAACATCTCCAAATATTATTATTGATGTATCAGTTCCTTTAACGGGTCAAGATATAACTATTACAGAAGGTAATGTTGATATCTTTGTAGTAGTTAAAGTATTTCCAACAGGTCAAACTTTATCTGCTGATTTAAATTCAGTTTCTACAATTGGAACTGGAAATGTTTCTTTAACAGGTGAATCATTAACAATAACTCAAGGTACAACTCAAGCTTTCACTGATGTTGTAACAGAAGATGTAACAGGCATAGAAATGACTATGGCTCAAGGTAGTGTTACTACTACAGCTAACGCTAATTTAACTTTATCTGGTTTTGACCTGACTATGCAGGAAGATAATGTTACTGTAGGAGCAGACGCTAATGTTAGTTTAACGGGAAATGCTATGACAGTAGCTATTGGAACAGCAGTTGCAGATGCTAATAGCTTAATAGATTTATCTGGTTTTGACCTAACTATGCAAGAAGGAACTGCTACAGCTCCTGATTCATTAGCTATATTAACAGGAATTGAAATGACAATGGCAGAAGGAAGTATACAAAACATTATATGGAGTGAAGTAGATACAGGAAATGCACCTATTGACCCTCCGGGTTGGAAAGAAGTAGCTTGATTTTCATGCAAAATATAAATATAATAAGATATTAAGGAATTTATAATATGGCCAATTCAACATCAGCTAATCTAAAATTAACTGTTCAAGCAACTGGAGAAAATTCAGGTACTTGGGGACAATTTACAAATACTAACTTACTAATTCTTGAACAAGCAATTGGTGGTTATGATGCTGTAGGTTTAAATGCAACAACAGGTGCAACTTTAGTTTTTTCAAATGGTGTCTTATCTAACGGTAAAAACCAAATATTAAGATTAACAGGAACTATTACATCAAACGTTGATGTTGTAATCCCTGATTCAATTGAAAAAACATACATGGTAGAAAATGCAACATCGGGTGCGCACACTGTAACATTTAAAACAACTTCTGGATCAGGTGCTACTTGGTCTGCAACGGATAAAGGATATAAAATTTTATATTCTGATGGAACTAATATCGTAGATATTACAGCAGATTTAGGAGACATAACTGCAGGGGCTATTACTTCAGGGACTATTGCTGCTACAGGAAATATTGTACCAGGAGCAAATGATACATATGACTTAGGTGCATCTGGTAATGTATGGAGAAATTTATATACTGGAGATTTACATTTATCCAATGAAGCAAAAACTAAAGGAAATACAGTAGATGGAACTAAAGGTAATTGGACTTTACAAGAAGGTGAAAATGATATATTTATGATTAATAATATATCTGGAGAAAAATTTAAAATTAATTTATCTAAGATAAAAGGAGATTTATAATGGGAGTAGTATCGTGTGGAACAACAATGTTGGACCAAGGAGTTTTTGAAAATATAGGAGCGGTCACTTGGGACACAACTGCAAAGACTGGAGATTTCACAGCAGTAAGTGGTGTAGGATATTTTGTCAATACAACTTCATCAGCAATTAGTGTTACATTACCCTCATCTCCTTCAGCAGGGACTGTGGTAGGTGTTTCAGATTATGCAGGAACAGCAGCAACAAATAATATAACTTTAGCAAGAAACAGTTCCAATATAGAAGGTAATGCTGAAGATTTTGTAATAGATCAAGAAGGAATTTCTATAACATTAGTTTATGTAGATGCTACTAAAGGATGGATTACAACAGATACCGGAAATAGTTCTAATGCTTTTGTTAATAATTATGTTGTAGCAACAGGTGGAACAATTACTTGTTCTGGAGATTACAAAATTCATACATTTACAGGACCTGGAACTTTTTGTGTTTCAGCTGCAGGTACTCCTGCTGGTTCAAATATTGTAGATTATTTTGTGGTAGCAGGAGGAGGAGGAGCCGGATCAGGTGGTTTAGATGGTGGTGCAGGTGCAGGAGGTTTTAGAGGATCATCTTCTACTTACTGTACGCCTAATTCTTTATTATCTCCTGTATCGGGTTTAACAGTTTCAACAATAGATTACCCTATTACGATTGGTGCCGGTGGAGGAGGAGATGGAGAATCAGGTTCAAATTCAAGTTTTTCTGCAATTACTTCTACTGGTGGAGGTGGTGGTGGAGGAGGCGAAAATGGTCCAACAGGAGCTTCGGGAGGATCTGGTGGTGGAGGTATAGGAAGTGATGGTTCTTTCCCAGGAGGGGCAGGAAATACACCTCCTGTAAGTCCACCGCAAGGAAATGATGGTTCTACAGGTAGTGGAACTTTAGGATCAACAAATAATGGAGGAGGTGCCGGTGGTGGAGCCGGTGAAGATGGAAATGCTAAATCGAGTGGATTTGGGGGACCTGGTGGAGATGGTTCTTTTATTCCAGACACTTTTTTTGGACCAACAGCACCAACTTACGGAGAACCAGGGCCAGTAGGATCAACAAGATATTTTGCAGGTGGAGGAGGTGGAGGTAATCACCCAACATCACCTAATAGCACTAGACCAGGAGGTGTAGGAGGAGGCGGTAATGGCGGAAATAATACCGCTGGATTAGCTAATATGGGAGGTGGAGGAGGAGCAGGTTTAAATTCTACTACAGAAGGCGGTTCAGGTATAGTAATAATAAGGTACAAATTTCAATAATAAATATGGTATTTATAATAAACAATAAATAAGATATAAGGAAAATAATTATGGCACATTTTGCAAAACTAGGCTCTAATAATAAAGTTATTCAAGTACTCACTTTGAATAATGGTGATATGTTGAACGCTGACGGCGTTGAAGATGAATCTGTAGGTCAACAATATTTAGAGA